ATGCTTTTAAAACAATAGAGGACTTAGCTCATGACTCAACACACTGATAGAGTACAGAAACAAAAAGAAAGATTAGAACAAGAAAGACTTGATAACTCTATAAAATTTATAGAGGTTAGATTTGCAGAGGGTAAGTGGACAACAGAAACTACAGGATATAACAGTGGTAAAATTGTCACTAAATATAATGATAAAAGAAAAAAGGATAAGATAGAAAATGAAATTTAATATTAAAGATATAAACTATATAGGAATAATTATTGCTTTGTTGATTGCTTTGATTGGATTAAATATAGATACAAAAAATAAACAAGATGAAAGATGTTGGAATATGTTAAAAGAAATAGCAAACAGTACGGAGATATAATGGAAACTGAATTTAAAAGATTAACTGAAGATGAGTATAGAAACTTTGAAGCTTGGATAAGAGAGAACGGTAAAGAACTATATGAAAACAAAATAGCTTATGAAGTTAGGTGGGGCAAAGATGATGACACTTATACTGTAAGACTATGTGATGAAAGTAGTTATACATTAAATGATATAATGCTTGACATCGAAGATAAAAGCTGATACAATGTGCAACATGACATCGAGCAACCAAAGAACTTTAAGCCCTCTATCTCCAAATGTAAACGATTTGGTTTGGCTTCAGTCCATGACTCCGAGAGTAGTCAGCTCGAAACTCTCTCAATTTTTAACGAACTATTAACTAAACCGTAGGAGGTAAATATGATAGTAGAAGGAACTGCGTATTGGGCAAGTATTAAAGAGCCTAATACCACATTTGAACCTATGTACACAGTCAACTTAGTTGTTGATGAAGAGACTGCAAATGACTTTGCAACTCGTGGACATACCATTAAGCAGATGGATGAAGGTTCTGCTATAGTAATCAAACGTAAAGTCAATGGACCAAATGGAATGGTCAGGGTTGCACCTAGATTACTAGACCAAAACAAACAGGAAGTTAATCTTGCTGTAGGTAATGGTTCTAAAATCAGAGTCCAATACAATGAATACGATTGGGAGTATGCAGGTAAGGCAGGGAAAGGTCTCGACTTACAAGCTGTTCAGATTGTAGACTTGGTAGAGTATAAATCATCTGATGGCTCTGAGTTTTTTGACGATGACGAGGAATTTTAATATGATTATTACTATTAAAAATGATGACGGTGAATCAGTCTATGATGTTTCAAAGATTGAAGATGAGCAGAAAAGAGCAGGTGCTAACGTATCTATCAGTAAGATAGGTACTTTGAATGTGTTGGTCGAAGCTTTGAACTATGCTTCACAAGGTCATCAAAATAATCTTGAGGCTGTGCTAAAGGAAAGTCCTGAAGCAGTAGTTGAACAAGATGATGAAGAAGAAACTTCCACTGAAGAGGAATCTTTAAACGAGGTATCTTAATATAACTTGGCTAGGTGTAAAAGCCTAGCCACATTTCTAATGGAGATAGAATGCAACAAGAAAGAACTCAATTTATTAAACACAAATTACCCTGCCCTAAATGTAGTAGCAGTGATGCTGTATCTCTCAATGAGAATGGCTCTGCTAAATGCTTTAGTTGTAATACATTCTTTACAGACTATGAGAATGAATCAACAGGAAAGGTAATTGAAATGACAAGTAAACCCAAACCCGATAACACATTTCTTACATCATACACTGGTGCTTATGGTGCTTTAACTGACAGAGGTATCTCTGAAAATACAGCAACCAAGTTCGGTGTTAAGATAGTCAAGGATAGAAACAATAATGTTGCCCAACATATTTACCCATACTTTAATGGTAATGAAGTTGTTGGTACTAAGACAAGGTTTGTATCTAACAAAGGCTTCACATGTAATGGAACATTCGAGGACACAGGTTTATTCGGAGAGCAACTGTGTGGAAACACAGGTGGTAAGTACCTAACTATTACTGAAGGAGAGTGTGATGCTATGGCAGTACATGAACTCTTCCAAGGTAAGTGGTCGGTAGTATCTTTAAAGCGTGGAGCTTCGGCTGCTGTTAGAGATATACGAGAGAGCATTGAATTTGTAGAATCATTTGATAATGTAGTTCTATGTTTTGATAATGACAAGGCAGGTAAAGATGCAGCTAAAGCTGTAGCTAAAATACTTAAGCCTAACAAAACTAGAATCATGTCATTCCCAAATGGATTCAAAGATGCAAACGAAATGCTTAAACAGAAGAAGTTCCAAGAGTTTACCCAAGCTTGGTGGAACTCTAAAACATACACTCCTTCAGGTATCATGGAGCTATCATCTCAAAAGAATGATTGGCTACATAGAGAAGAGAAAGAGAGTATTGCATATCCTTGGGAGGGACTGAACAAGAAACTCTATGGTATGCGTAAAGGAGAACTGGTAACACTTACAGGTGGTACAGGTCTCGGTAAGTCTAGTGTAACAAGAGAACTAGAACACTGGCTTATTAAGAATACAGAAGACAATGTAGGTATCGTAGCACTTGAAGAGAACTGGCTAAGAACTGCTGATGGTATTTTATCTATCGAAGCTAACGACAGGATATACTTATCAGAGAAGCGTAAGAATTATACAGACGATGACCTCATGAGTTTGTTTGATAAGACTATACCTGAAGGTAGAGTGTTTATCCATTCTCATTTAGGTGCTACTGACATTGATGATATCTTTGCCAAGCTTAGATATATTATTGTAGGATGTGAATGTAAATGGGTCGTGGTTGACCACTTACATATGCTTGTCAATGTTCTTCATGAAGGTGATGAAAGACGTGGTATTGATATGCTAATGAATAGATTACGTAGTCTTGTTGAAGAGACTGGTGTAGGTATGATATTAGTATCTCACTTACGTAGAGCAGCAGGTGATAAAGGACATGAGCAAGGTATCGAAGTATCATTGTCCCACCTTAAAGGCTCACAAGGTATAGCACAGCTATCGGATTGTGTAATTGCACTGGAAAGAAATCAACAGGCAACTAATCCGGAAGAAGCTAACACCACAAAAGTAAGGGTACTAAAGTCTAGATATACAGGGGACACAGGATTAGCTTGTGGTCTCCGATATAATTCTGATACAGGTAGACTGTTTGAAGTATCAGAGGAGGAAACATTTGACAATGAACAATTCTAAAATAATATTTGACATAGAAGCTGATGGGTTAAATCCTAATAATGTATGGTGTATTGTAGCCAAAGAACTAAATGGCACCTCACATACATTTGATAACACACAGATAAAAGAAGGTATCAAATTCTTACAAGAAGCTGACACACTCATAGGTCATAACATTATAGGTTATGATATACCTGTACTAGAAAAACTTTATGGTGCTAAGTTTAATTGTAAGATAGAAGATACACTTGTTATGTCAAGACTATTCAATCCTGTTCGTGAGAACGGACATAGTTTGAAAGCTTGGGGTTGGCGTGTTGGTTGTTTAAAACAAGAACAACCTGAAGACTTTGATTCCTATACTCCTGAAATGTTAGAGTATTGTATTCAAGATGTTAAACTAAATGAAGCTGTGTATAATTACCTTATTAATGAGGGTAAAATATTTAGTAAAGAATGTATAGATTTAGAACATCGTGTAGCTAAGATAATGAAAGAGCAAGAGAAGACTGGTTTCTTTTTTAATACTCAACAAGCTATGGAACTTCTTGCTGAACTAAAAGCAAAGCAACTTGCTGTTGAAGATGAAGTACATAATACTTTCAAACCTAAGTTAGTTGATGACAAGTTAGTTACGCCTTATGTAAGAAAAGATGGTGAGTTATCTAAACGTGGATTGACTGATGAAGAATATCATAACTGTATTAAAACTCAAAGTGTTGAACCTTTCATGAGGCAGAAGCTAGTTGATTTTAATCTTGGTAGTCGTAAACAAATTGGAGAATATCTAATTGATTTTGGTTGGGTTCCTAAAAAGTTTACACCAACAGGACAGCCTATTGTAGATGAAGGTACTCTCAAAAAGATTGAACACATCAGAGAAGCTAAGTTGATTGCAGACTTCTTACTATATCAAAAGCGTATAGCACAAGTCACATCTTGGATAGATGAACTTAAAAATGATAGAGTTCATGGCAGTGTAATACCTAACGGTACTATCACAGGTAGAATGACACATAGAAATCCTAACATGGCACAAGTACCTAATGCAGGTAGTCCATATGGTAAAGAGTGTCGTTCATGTTGGACCATCCCTAATGGATACAAACTTGTAGGTATAGATGCTAGTGGATTAGAACTTAGAATGTTAGCACATTACATGGATGACTCTGATTATATTGAAGAAGTTATCAACGGTGATATACATACGACTAATCAAAACCTTGCAGGTCTAAAGACTAGAGACCAAGCCAAAACATTTATATATGCTTTAGTATATGGTGCAGGTGATGCTAAGATAGGTTCAGTTGCAGGTGGTGGATTAAAGAAAGGTAAAGAACTGAAACAAACTTTCTTCAAGAACTTACCATCACTTAGAACTTTAAAAGATAAAGTACAGAAAGCTTCTGAACGAGGATTCCTCAAAGGATTAGATGGTCGTAAAATATATGTACGTAGCCAACATGCTGCACTTAATACTTTATTACAAGGTGGTGGTGCTATAGTTATGAAAAAAGCTATGTGTATATTACAAGAACTTATAAACTTAAATTCTCTTGATGCTAAGTTTGTAGCTAACATTCATGACGAATGGCAGATACAAGTAAAAGAATCTCAAGCTGAATTTGTAGGACAACTAGGAGTTGAAGCTATTGAGAAAGCAAGTCAACACTTTAACATGCGTTGTCCTTTAACAGGAGAATATAAAATAGGAGAGAATTGGTATGAAACACACTAAAGAACATTCAACAAATAGAAAGGGAGACCTTGCAGAATTTTATGCAGTCACTTGGTTATGGGATAATGGATATGAAGTATTTAAAAACTGTGGGTGTGATGGGTTTATAGACTTAGTAGCTCGAGACCCTAAAGGAAATATAACATTAATAGATGTTAAGACTGCTAGAAGAGATTACAGAACTGAAGATTCTTATACATCAAGAACAACAAGAACTAAAAAACAAATAAAAGCAGACGTAAATTTATTATAGCTATCTAATTCAGTTTTGTCAATAAGTTCTTCTTTTTTATTTGTCATTATGTTCCACCCATCTTAATTTTCTTGTATCAGGTAAGTATAATAAATACTTAACGTCT